TTTAAACTTGCAATTGGCATATAAATGCTCCTTATTCTATGTTATTTACCGATTATAGACCAGCTTTGATATCACCAGTATTTTTCAGTCTTAGAGGAATGTAAATAAACTCAACTGCTTTAACAGGCTCAATAGCGATATCCATATATAACTCATTGCGATCAATTCTCGCAGCGGTATTGTTAGTTTCATCGCAGACCACAACGTAGTCATACAATGCACGTTGGCCTACCAACTCTAGCATTAGACTTTCTGCTGCTGCTTTAATTTCGCGACGTGTCTGTGCATCGTTAGGTTCAAACAAGAATGGTCTTGAAAGAACATCTAATTGTCTACGTAGATAGCAAACTAAACGTACAACATTAATTCTATCTAATGAACTTGCATTCTTTGCACGAGTACGTTGACCGTAGGCTACAATTCCTACTCCAGCCAATGTTGCAATTGGATTAATCGCAACCTTAGTGCTAGGACTTTGCATTACATCGCGTATTCCTTGTGAAAGTGGAGTAGACTTGAATTCGCCTTCTCCAGTGATATAACCAACTGATGTAGCATTATCAACTCCACCTCGGCGTGTACCTGCTGGTGCAAACCATTGGAAGCTCTTAGCATCACTGTTAATGATTGTACGTAGCATCATGTGGCTAGGTGGAACAACAATATAATTTCCTGTATTGTCATTTGTATAACCGCTTGGATAGTACAATGCTAGGTATTCGTCGTATGTAACTGCTGCATCATCTCCATTGTCAACTGCTTGGGCAGTATTTAATCCCCAGTTGCTTATCTCTGTTCCAGTTGGCTGTAAACGGAACGGTGTATCACCGACGATAAATGCAGTTTGACCACGATCAACATTAAGTGCAACCATATTTTGTATAGCTTCTGAATATCCAGGAGTAGCCATTAAATTAAAATTAACAGTATCTGTATCTCTAATAATTGCATTTGTATCTATACTTGATTTAAATGCTTGTACTATTTGTGCTCTTTGTGCATGACGTCCAAATACACCAGATCCGTCGGCTGCAACATTATGTTGACTTACCCAACGATCTGCTGCGTATTCGTTTCCGGTGGCATCCATTAATTCTCCTGCTCCATATGGATAGCGAGGATTTAATCCACTATTTGCATGGATATTAATATGTCCAGAAACGTATTTCTTAACATTAAATCCACTGCGGCGAGTATTCCATAGACGCATTCCTCTTGGATAGATAGCAGGATCTGGTGCATCTGGATCCAAGTAATTACTTCTAATCAACGCATATATGTCGCTAGAAGTTAATGATGTTCCTGTGGTGGCCCAACGTACATCAGCAAATAACCAACCGTTGCTTGTTGATTGATCAGTAACATCTTGTGCTACCCATCCAGCAGTGGTGCTATAAACATAAATGTCTTTGCCATATGTTTCTAAGTTTGCTGTAGAAATCCAAATGTCACCAGTCTTCAATGAAGTAGTACCATTTGATTGAGTAAGTGGTTCAGTAGCTGACACGATCGGTCCATTAGCATCAGTAGTTGGAAATGCATTACGATATCCAATCCACGTTGTACCATTATGGTATAGAATATCTACTTCGTCGTGTACAGAATCATACCATAGTGTTCCGTCTGCTGGAATAGTATAAGGTGTTCCGGCAGTAGCTTTAAAAGATAAAGGTGCCCAACCTGATGCTAAAACTGTATTTAGACCATTACTATCAGTAGAAGGCTCATCAATTACGTTATCAGTAGTTGAACTAAATCCAGAATATGTAATAGGATAGTTTCCAGTTCCATTGTATACAGTATTTAGAGAAGTATCTGTTAGTTCAAAATCACCGCCTAATAAATGAGTAATTGTTACTTGGTCAGTGGACACATTATATGAGGCTGTAATCTCAGGTATTCCTGCTGCTGTTATTGCTGGTGCAATTAATGATGCAATACTTGTTGAAGAGTTATAACCATAAGCTGATGGTCTTATAATTATAGTACTAATATTTCCCGCAGAATAATATGTGGTAGATGTATTCCAGGTTGTTGAGTTAGCCTTGGTATATCTAATAGTAAAAGATGCAGTACTAAGGTAATTATCACCTGGAGAATTAGTAGCACGATCATACCATAGATTTGTTTTGTACGGAGTTCCATCATTGGTGATTGATAATGGTCCAGTAACAGCACGTCTCCATAGTTTAAAACTTGCAGTTTCGCCTATATTTTTATTCCAATTACTCTCAAACGCCAATGTTCCTACTGGTATATTTTTTCCACCAACTGGATCTAGTGTCTTAATCGCTGCTGGAAGACTTGGATAAATTGGAGCAGATAGCGTATCCCAACCCTGTGAAGAACTATTAAAACGTTTTACACTCCAATTAGCACCGTTATTTTCTTTAGTTGTTACAACCCAAACACTCTTGTTTGGAGTTCCACTAGTCCAATTAGGTACTTGATAATGTGGACTAATTACTGTTAACTTGTTATTTGTACCACTTATTACAGTCTCCCAAAGTATACCAGTTGTTTTAAACCATAACTGAATTTGATTATCTTTGGTAATTATTATGCAATAGCTATTAACTTGTCCAACAGTAGGATCGGGCCCTTGAGACCAAATACCATTCTTAAAAGATCCGCTGTCGGTATTATCATCAAGCACAATCGGAGTTATATCAGTAAATGATAGTGTAACATTGTTCCACTCTTTAATACCAAACATACTAGCATCGGTGTCAATCCAATGTTGTCCACCATTTGGTTTTCCTGTTGGAACACTAGACGACGGGATTAAATTAGATGTATTAATATCTGCTCTTACGACATAAGCACGACTACTGATGCCTAACACACTATAAGCGGCCTGCAATCCGTATTCGTTTAATTCGTCTCCGTGCAAAGGATTTTGACTAGCGTCAGTGTAAAATTGTGGTACGCCAAATGTATCAGCAAGATCGCGTTGACTGGTCATTAACCATAGTTTACCAGCATTAGCTGCTGTAGTACCTGCTGCTACGGTACCGCTTGCGTTTGTTTTATCTTGTGCAGACGCTACAAATATTAGAGGAACAGTTCCCGGTGACGCTGGGTTATAAAAACTTTCGTCGATTACTGTTACGCTTACGCCTGGTGAATTCAATGTTGCCATATGTAATATCTCCTAATTGGATTACTTGAATTATTTACCTAGTATATGAAAAAACACAGGGTTAAATACTTAGGAAAGGGCAACAAAAAGGGCGCAATATGCGTGATCTATGCAATGAATGTGGGCAACGACCTGTTGCTATAAATTATTACAAGGAAGGTAGACCATTCTATAGGTCAAAGTGTGACCACTGTGCAAGTCAACGCAAGGACGGTGTGCCGCTATGGGCCAAAGCTGGATATAGTAAAAAAGCTGCCTGCGATAAATGCGGCTTTACGTCTAAATATCCTGAACAGTTTAACGTGTTCTACATTGATGGAAATTTAACAAATTGTAGATACACCAATTTAAAGACAGTATGCGCTAACTGCCAGCGCATATTATATAAACTCAAACTGCCTTGGCGGCAGGGAGATCTGAAACCAGATTTTTAATCTGACTAAACAAATCATCTATAGTTTTATTGTTATCTAATACAGCATCAAACTTAGTGCCGATCCAGGAAGTTTCGCTAGGATGTATGCCTTGCTCTGCTAATAAGGCGCGGTGTGGATCACTACCTTGATTAGCTTGTATGGCTGTATCATACCACTCGGGCTCTAGTCCACGTACAACTCTTACAACAATGCCGCCAGCGTCTTTAATTGATTTAATTTCATTAGGAAATCTACAATCACTGATAACAATATCGTCTTTGCTGTCATATAGTTTTTTCTCTAAACTAGCAATCCATATATCATCATGGAATCCACGACGACAAACTTCTGTGCCCCACCATTGTAGAATCCAACGTGGAGTAATTTCCATACCTAACCGGTTGCTCCACCAGTTATCACGTTGCTCTCGCCATTCACGGGCTTGTTTTGTACGACCTTCGAGTAAGGTGCGATCCCAACCAAACACCATACTGACCGCGTCTTTTAATGTACCAGCAAAACTTTCTCTGCGAAACTCGTGAAAATTTACCAAATAATCAGCAGCGGTGTCTTTACCAGACCCAATTAAGCCTACAAAACCGATAATCATAGCATCCTTTAGTGATACTATAATTTACTACGTTTGTGTTAATATGTCAAGAGTTTGTTAGCCAATTACAAAAGTAAGCGGAGTACCGCCGTCTTTGTAGTTGATTAGATCGAGTTCTAACGTTTCAATCTCAGCTTTGCCCTCAGATTTGAGAGCCGCGCCATTTAATGTTGTACTACCCTGTGGGCTGGCAATCGTACCAAACTTTTCACGTGCTTCACCGAGCATAATTTTACAGGTTGCAAGGCTGTAATCTTTAAGCCATTGTCCTGCAAACTGATCTTGTATTAAGTTAAAGTCTGGGCGATAGTTATATAACCATAACATAACTTCTTCTTCGGCTCTAGGACGTTGCATAACTGTGAGTTTTTTGGTAGTTTTATTGTATGTGAAGTTAATCTCACCACCAAACATTTTACCCACCAACTTTTGATAACTAGCAAACGCATAGTAAGTGGCTAATCCACCCATATTTGTACTTGTTAGCAAATAAGTGTTAGAATACGCTAGGTTAAATGGTTCATAAAGTGTACCACCTTGCCCGCCACCTGTTCTACTACCAATACTACGACGGAAAATTTGTCTAACATTAGTAACTTCCTGTGGCATTATGTATTCGTTTTGATCCAATTGCAGGGTTAAAAATCCAAAACTTTCCTCTACAGCATTACTGCTGCGTTGGCGGAATTTAGATAATGCTCTATCAATAGCGGTATTGTAATGTACAGGATCTAACTCTACATCAATCATGCCGCTGCCCAACATGGCTTTTACATATTCTACTATTTTCTGGCGTTCGTTTT